CCGACTGCATCTTGACAGTGTTAAGAATGCTTACACCGATGAGCAGCTAGAACATATCTACCGCAAAGTCTTTATGGGCAAGAATGAGGGTCGTGTTTGGATTCATGCACACCTCGGAGTCAATCACCTAGAAGACATCTTCAGCAAGCTACGCTATCTTATTGTTGGCTTAGATTGTAAGTGGGTTGTAGTAGACCATCTACACATGCTAGTGCTTCAAGCTCTTGAGGGTGACGAGCGCAAAGCTATTGATGGTATCATGCACCGACTGCGTTCTCTTGTAGAAGAGACAGGCGTAGGTATGATTCTGGTCTCTCACCTTCGTAGGGTTGAGGGCAATCGTGGACACGAAAATGGAATTGAAACAGGTCTATCACATTTACGTGGCAGCCAATCAATTGCACAACTTTCTGATGCAGTAATATCTCTTGAGCGCAATCAGCAATCAGAAGATATTATCGAGGCATCAACCACAAAGGTTCGTGTACTTAAATCTAGATACACTGGTGACGTTGGTGTAGCTTGTAGTCTTCTCTATGATGGAGACACTGGCAGGCTTACAGAAATACCCAACGACAGCTACAGTGCATTTGATGGAGATGAGCTATGACTAATTTAGTATTTGATATAGAAGCTGATGGTCTTGAGCCAACAAAGATATTCTGTGTGGTCGCTCAAGATGTAGACACAGGTGATATATTTACATTCGATGTTACGCAGCTTGAAGAAGCTTACGGCTTATTGAAAGCTGCCGACAAACTTATCGGACACAATATCTTAGGATATGATATACCTGCTCTCAAAGATGTTGCGGGTGTTGACCTGTCAGATAAAAAGATAGTTGATACTCTAGTTCTATCTCGATTGTTCCATCCTAATCGTGAGGGTGGTCACGGCTTAGAGTCTTGGGGTTATCGCCTCAAGTTCTCTAAGGGTGACTATGGTGCTAATCAAGGTGCTTGGGATGCTTATTGCCCAGAGATGCTAGAGTATTGTAAGCGTGATGTAGAGCTAAATACAAAAGTATACATGCACTTACGAAAAGAAAGCAGAGGCTTTACAGCACAGTCAGTAAAGCTAGAGCACGAGGTCGCTAAGATTATTGACCAACAAAGACGCAATGGTTTCCGACTAGACCTCAAGAAAGCAATGCTGCTTAGTTCTTTGTTCAGCGAAAAGCTGCAAGCGGTTGAAGCAGAAGTACAAGAGACATTCAAGCCTGTGGTAACTTACACAACGCTATTGCCTCAGTACACAAAAGCAGGTAAGCTATCCAAACGTGCTAAGATAAAAGACCACCCTGATGGTAAGACTATGGTTACAACTGAAGATGAGCAGAACTCTTTGCTGCTACATGGCGAAGCAGTTCGTGTAACCGAAGAGCCTTTCAATCTAGGTTCTCGTAAGCAGATAGGCGAGAGACTTATTGAAGCAGGTTGGAAACCTAAGAACTATACACCTACTGGTCAGCCAATTGTTGATGAGGGTACACTTAATAAAGTTAAAGGTATACCTGAAGCAGAGATGATTGCAAAATATCTTATGCTGCAAAAGCGTTTAGCACAGGTGTCTAGTTGGATTAAAGCTACTGAAGATGATGAAAGAGTGCGTGGCTATGTTAATCCTAATGGTGCTGTTACAGGTAGAATGACACATTCTCACCCTAACATGGCACAAATACCTAGCACTAGCTCGCCCTACGGCAAGGAGTGTAGAGCTTGTTGGTCTGTAGAAAAGGGCAATAAACTTGTAGGCATTGATGCTTCTGGCTTAGAACTACGAATGCTTGCTCACTATATGAACGATAAGGAGTATACAAATGAAATCCTCAACGGAGACATTCATACAACTAACCAACGACTTGCAGGACTTGAATCAAGAAATCAGGCAAAAACTTTCATCTATGCGCTACTCTACGGAGCCGGAGATGCAAAGCTTGGGACAGTGGCTAAAAGAAACCGACAAGGTGGTAAGGAACTGCGAAGACGTTTTCTTGATAGTCTCCCATCATTTAAATCTCTTGTCCAACGAGTACAACGAGAAAGTAAAGCGGGATTTGTTAAGGGACTAGATGGTCGTAAGCTTCACATACGTTCTGAACATGCAGCACTAAACACACTGCTGCAAGGTGCAGGAGCTATAGTTATGAAAGAGGCTTTGGTATTACTCGACCAATCGTTTAAGAAACTACAATTAGACGCTAAGTTCGTTGCAAATGTACACGATGAATGGCAGATAGAATGTAGCGAGAGTATCGCTAATCAAGTAGGTATGCTTGGAGTAGAAGCTATAGTTCAAGCAGGCAAGAACTTAAACTTAACCTGTCCTCTTGATGGGGACTATCACGTAGGAGATGGTTGGCATGAAACCCACTAAAGAAGACAGAAAGAAGTTTGATATTGATTTACAGTATGGCACTGTGCGAGAAGATAAAATTGCAGACATGCTGCAAAACAAAAAGATAGAAGTAAAATCTGAGCGTGACCTGTGGCAAAAGACAGGAAACATTTGCATTGAGTATCAATCCTACGGCAAGCCGTCAGGTATAGATGCAACTGAGTCTGACTACTGGTTTCATAACTTGTGCATCGGTGACGATGAATACTGCACACTGGTCTTTAACACTGCAACGCTAAAGAAGATAGTAAAGCGTTTAGACAGTTTTAAAACAGTGTCGGGTGGCGATAACAGAGCAAGCCAGATGTATCTGCTTAATCTGCAAAAGCTATTCTCGTCTGATGTAATCAAAGCATTCAAGGAGTTAGAAGATGAGCAAGAAGCAGCTTGATAAAGTAGTACCAGACATATACGCTATGCTTGAAAGACTTTCAGAGGGTGAGCCTCTTCCATTAACGGAGGAGGCACTCGATGAAACATTAGCCTCTATGAAAGAAGCTATACTTAACTGGGCTACGCCTAGAGAACGTGATAGTAGCTTTACTCTACGTATGTCTAATGTAGGTAAGCCTAGCCGACAGCTATGGTATGAGCAACAAGACGAAGACTCAAAGGGTGATGTTGATGGCCCAACACAGATTAAGTTTCTGTATGGCCATATCCTTGAGGAAATAGCCCTGATGCTTGTGCGTATGTCTGGTCATACTGTTACCGATGAGCAGAAAGAAGTAAAGGTTGATGGCATAACAGGCCACATGGATTGTAAAATTAACGGACAGGTAGTAGATATTAAGACTGCATCCAAGTTTGCATTTAATAAGTTTAAGAATGGCACGCTAATATCAGATGACCCATTCGGTTATTTGGGACAGATAGCAGGCTATGAAACCGCAGAGGGTACAAGCGGTGGTGGGTTTCTGGTTGTCAATAAAGAAAGCGGTGAGCTATGTATGTATATACCCGAAGACCTTGACAAGCCTAATATAGAAACTAAAATAGTTAAGCTGCGTGATGATTTAAAACTTGACAAGCCGCCTGAACTGTGTTATAATCCTATACCAGAGGGAAAGAAAGGTAACATGATTCTTCCCAAAGGATGCTCGTGGTGTAAGTATAAGTTTGAATGTCACAAAGATGCTAATGATGGCGAAGGTCTACGCACCTTTAAATACTCTAACGGCTACAAATACTTCACTGAAGTAAAGTCAGAACCAAATGTGGATGAAATACTATGAACCGAAAGAAGTCTAAGCGTATAAAGAAACACGCAAAGAGACTACAACTGGAGTGGGTTAGAGGTCTTCTCAGCGATGAGGAGGCTTCTAAAATCACCGAAGATAATCTCGAAGAGTTCCTGCCACAACAGACTCACCTGTGGGCTAGACGAACACTATACACTAGCTTTTACACAGACAAGTGGCTAACAAATAAAATAAAACAACTTATTAGAATCTTTCCAAATAAAGAGATTGAGGATATAAGCTCTGAAGATATTGCATGGAAAGCCCAACAAGGATAGGGAGGCACATGAAAAAAATACGAAAAGGCTATAGGAAGGCCAGAGTTAAACGCCCAGTAGAGAAAGATGTAGTCAAGGGCTATGATTCTAACTGGGAGTATGAACTTCATTCTGGTATCTTAGACGAGTGGGAGCACCATGTGGACAAAGTTGAATACACAGTCGCTCATAAATATGAACCAGATTTCGTTAGGGAGATAGACGGCAAAAAGATTCTACTAGAAGCTAAAGGTAGATTCTGGGACAGTGCTGAGTATTCTAAGTATGTTTGGATTGATAAGGTGCTGCCAGAAGATGTTGAGCTAGTGTTTCTTTTTGCTAACCCCAGTGCCCCAATGCCTGCTGCCAAAGTCCGTAAAGATGGAACAAGGCGGTCTCATGGTGAGTGGGCTTCAGCCAATAACTTCAGATGGTTTAGTGAAGATACTATACCCGATGAGTGGATAAACGTGAAAAAGAAAGAGGACTTTAAAGATGAGCATTGATGATGCAACGCCCGAAGAGTGGGATAGAATGAACTTTAAGCGCAACAAACTTGGTGAGCCTACGTTTGAGGAGTACATGAAA